AGGATCCAATCAGCAGAAGCTCTATCGACCAGGCTGCAGAATGCAATCGATAAGACCATCATGGCGAAGCCGCATCTAGCTGATGACATAAATGATTACCTGGACGGCATGCCTCTTTCGGATGCCTTGCTGGACGAAGGCATTGCTGGTGACTTGCAATCATTCAGGTCCATAGAAACAGAAGTTCTTAAAGAAATAGAATCCATCCTGCAGGATTCCAATGAACTTGAGTTCTTGTCTAAAGAGGCGAAAGCGGTGGTGCTTAAAAGGCTTGCACCGTTGTCGGAGGATTATCATAGGTCATTTGATACGCAGCAGTACAAAGCCTTCACGAATAAAGAGTTCGTACAGAATAAAGTCTCTGAAGAAGAAGTTCTAGAGGAAGTTATGAATTCTCTTATCATGCTAGGCAACGACGCGGAAAAAGCAGAGAAAGTTGCATCACAGCACTTAAAGCACATCAAGTCCTTGTTCGCGAAAGCGAAGGACAAGGGAACTGGACGCAGCAAGCAAGCGGACCTGCTTGTTTCTTTGCCTGGTCGTTTTGAGAAGGTGATAGGTGGGCATGCCCCTGGGCCAAAAGAAAGAGCCTTCTTGGGGGAGATAGATCAAGCATTCTTGGCTAGCGGATTGAAGGCTCGCTTTAGAATTAGGGATACAATAAGGCATCTAGCAAACATGGAGTCCGACGTAAAACTAAAGCAAGGACTAGAAGAAGCTGGTCTGATAAGCACAGTTAAAACTGAGGATAGCATTGAGTTCAGCCCGAAGTACACTCAGGGCACTGACGCGCAGGGCAGGCAGCTTTATGTACCTTACGAAGCGGGAAAGGCCATAAATAGATTGTACGAGACTGGCTTCAGCAGGCAGGCTGCAGATGAAGCAAGTAATCTTCTTGCCCAGATCTATGGCATTGGAGTGACTGGTTCTAAAGCAGCCAAGGTTATATTTAATCCTCCTTCCTATGCGGTTAATTTTATAGGCGGTCAAGCCTCCATGTTCAGCAATGGATTACTACCTAGTTTAAGTAATATTTCCAACTATAAAGAAGGCGGAAGTCTGGCTTTTAGAGAAATACATTCTTTGTACAATTCTGGGGCAAAACTCAGCAAGGGCCAAAAGAAAATAAGTGACCCAACCGTCAGAGAAAAAATATCCAACGATATGGCGGAGATGTACAAGTACGGAATCGGTAATGCTACCATAGCTGCGAATGAAGTTGCTGATGCAATCAACAATGGAAAACTAGGGGACATTGCAAGGGGACTGACTGCAGGCGCTGGTAAACTTTATAGCATTACGGATACCGCGACTAGATTCACAATCTGGAAGCACAATCAGAAGAGATTAACCGACATATTAAATGCAGGTGATGCTACTGCCGTAAATAGAGATCAGATAAAAAGAATAGCAGCTGAAATAACCAACGACACCTACCAGAACTACGCTAGAACTTGGTCCCTGGGCAGGAAGCTATCCAGAGCTGGTATACTACCTCCATTCGTTACCTTCACGCTGGAGCTCGCTCGCAATACGGGAAATCAAATTAGCTATGCATTAAGGATGATAGACGGCGATGCCTTCGCAAAGAAGTTCGGGATTCAATTAAATGAAGCATCCAGGGACGCTTTAAGAACAGAGGGATTCAATCGACTATTTTATCTTGCTGTAACTATGTTTGCAGCATATGGAGCTTCATCTCTGGTTGGAGATGCTATCGGAAAAATGTCTGGGGACGCGGGGGACAGAGTAGATCCTAGGGACATGGAGAGCTTCAGATTCTTTTCACCTAGTTACATGCGCAACCAAGATATCGTTGCCACCTACAACCCAAAAACTAAAACAGGAACTTCTGCAGCAACAAGTTATTTATTCCCGCATACCATGTTCACTGGGCTGATGAAGTCCGCCATAGCTCAAGCGCAGAACCCATTCATCGAAGGGGACGCAGAAAAGAACGTGCAGAGTGCACTGGGCGCAGTTGTAGATAACTTCGTGGGTGAAGGTACTTTTATTGGGCAGAACCTCTATAGAGCCCTGGACAATAGGGACGTGTACGGGAAGGTCATAACCGACAAGGAAGGAGCTGCCAAATTTGCAGCACTACTCAAGGAGTTCGCCTTTGAAACATTCAAGCCTGGTTTTGTTAACGAAGGATCCAAACTTTACAGAGCGCTCAATGGGCTCGGGGATTATTCCGTAGAAGAAATCCTCATGCGGCAGATGGGTGCTAGATTAACTAAGGTTGACTTCAACCAAATGGCAAAGTTCAGGGTGCAGGAGTTCGTGCAGGGTTACTCAAACGCCAGAGGATCCTATACCACTGACGCTAAATACAAAGCTGATCAATTAAGCCCAGAGCAACTGGAGCAATCCTACCGAAGGGCTGTAGAGCAGTCCGAGGTGTCCTACAACAGGATAGCGGAATCGTTCGAACGCTTGAAGGCATTCGGCTACACAGAAGAGGAGCGCATAAATCTACTGCGCGAAGCTGGAGTGCGCAGCACGGATATCTTCCGTATTGTTCGGGGCATGGACTTCGAACCATTCCAACGCGGAGTGCAGAAGACAATAGGTGAGCAGTACACAGAAATCGCCGAAGGTAAGAACAGGAGAGAAACTCTTGCAGCAATACGTGAATTACGCGCAGGAGACGCTCAAAGCAGGTTCCTGGCAGAATCCCTACAAAGAGAGCACAATCGCCGTATAAACGACGAGAAGCGCGGTAGAACGCCTCAGGACAAGCTCCTGATGAACATGAGCATACTGGAGCGCGTACGTGTCCTGAAGAGCATGGGAGCGCACAGGAACAGGGCTCTCTTCTACGAGATGAAGCGCAAGGGCGTTATCAACAAGGAAGTTGGCAAGCTCCTACGCAGTATGTAAAAAAGCCCCCACCGACAAAATAGGAAAAGTCGATGGAGGCTCCGTGAGGCTTAAACAAGGTGAATAATACCCGTCCTCGGTTACCCTTGGACTTACCTCACTCCCTGATAGGTTTATTTTATACTATGACTGTATTGAACAATAAAACGAATACTAGATCTTATTGTTACAAGTTTTATTTAAAAGATACTCCGCGTATCCTGTCAACCCAGAACGCTTTCTTTTTGAGTTTTTATCCACGAGGCATTTAGCGTAGTCGGTTAATTGTATTTTGTCGCAGTCCTCGTATCTGTGCGCTTTTTTGATTTCGTTCATTGTTACTTTTTCGAAGTATTTTATACAACTTCGCATTGCTTGAGCATCCATTCTAATAACTCCAATCTAAGTTCCCGTACAGTTCGTACGGTTGTTCTAACCATTCTTTGTCCCAGACTGCATTCTCAGCAACCTTCCAATTAGGTTTTTTCTTTATGGCTTCCTCGGTGGACAAGGATTCGGGAATCCACTTCAATCTATTGTTCGGATATATTGCGATCTGACCATTCTGCATGCGCACTACGTTCATCTCTTTGTGCTCGTCCAAGATGTCAGAATCACCTACATCCAGGCAACCCAGGGATTGCTTTTCTGGCAGGCAATCTATGGTGAACCAATAGTTACCCTGCGGCATCTCGTCGCTCATGTTGACTAGCATGGGTACATCTGCGAGTTGGGCTTTGTGAAATAATTCAATATCATTGCTCAGGCATTCCCACATCTGGATGTCCACCAGGTCGTAGGGTTCGTGCCCCTCCTCTGGTTTCTTCCAATACAGGCAATCGGGACGCACCTTGTCGTAGCAAGCACAGCAATCGTCCACCCAAACCTGAAAGCAAAAAGGTCTACCCCTGAGGGCCCTGACCGAAACTAGCCAGGCTTCCTTAAAAGCATGCAGAGAACCTCCCCACATGTCCTCTCTGATATAGACCCTGGCTTTTGGTAGATTAATATTTCTAGGCATCGTAAAAAAGCGAGGAGGAAAACTCCTCCCCGCTTGGATACATTTTAGAATGGAGCGGAAGCATCGTCTTTCGGCGAACTATCCTCTTCCTTCTTGGCAACTTTCCACTTGATGTATTTGCCTGCTTTTTCACTCTCGTTGAACCAACCTGACATGCGGTAATCAACGCCTTCTACGTTAAGTGTACCTGTCATGTCTGGTTGTGACTCCTTCTTTTTATAGGTGTTCTTGAAGGATGCACCTGCATTTGTATTATCGTATTCCATATTACTTATTGGTTAAAAAGATCCTCTACTTTCTTTTGTTGTGGTTTATTTGGAGATGTAACTCCGTGCGTATTGGTAGCATCTGCATCTTTGGTATCGTCGATTGCAAACAACCCGTTCAGGGCGTATTTACGAGCGTACGATGATGCCGAACCAGTTATCTGGGCTTGGTCCATACCCTTCTTTGTGTCGGCGTGCTCTGCTTCTCCCTTTGAGACTAGAGTGTCCGAACTATCGTTATCGTAAAGAGTTGCTGTTGCTTCAACGAACAACTTGGAACCCTTCTCAACTATCTCGTCGGAGATAATTAAGCAACAACTCCATTCTGCAAGTAATGGTTTTAATGCAGTTAGGATGTCTTCACAGGAGCGATACTTGTACCCTCCGAACTTATTGGTTTGCCCCTTCGGAGCAATCAAGGAACTTTGTATCCCTTGTAGCTTTTGTCTTATGTTATGACTCATATTTATTTTCGGTTATCTTTTTTCTGAATAGCTTGGTTCTTTCCGCGCTGTTCAGATCTGTAATATCTGATTTATGCAAATCAAGGTCAAGCAAAATTTTTTCCTGTTGTTGCATTTTTTTTACTGCAAATTTTTTACTGAGTTGAGTAGCACCGTAGGGATGCAACAAGTCCAAGTCATCTTTCTCCAGGTAGTCCGCCATGTTTCGGAGAGCTTCAGGTAATTCTACTGCACTGCTCTTCTGCACGTATCTCTTCCATGCATTCTCTATCTTTCCAAGAAGGACATTGCTTTGTCTATGCAGAACCCCTCGTACTCTCCCCGTATCATGTGAGTGATCCACTACGCAATCCTCCATATCAGCAGAGGTAATCGGGCACTTGTTGGTGCTGTTTTTGTTTCTCCAATCCTTCAGATCGCTCTGCTTGATGTATTGCATTACAATCCTATGTCGTTGAGAGATTCTGGAAGAGTTTCTTCATCAATCCTATCTTTCGTTTCGTACAGGCACATGGCATTCCACATCACTGCAGATAGATGATCCTCGGCTTCATCCCCGTCCATGAAATCCCACAGATGCCTGTAGATACTATCAATGTATCTAGATAGAGGAATGCCCTTCTTCCAGTTGTCGCGTCCGTACTTTTCTGCGCCGTCCTCAAACCTGCGAGAAACTGCCCTGAGCGCTGACATTGGCATTTGACTGGGCAATCCCTTGTGTTGCATTGCATCGCGCACAGCACCAGTTGTGAAGTGCGACATTTCGCCAGAGCTAGGAAGAGGCATCTTCTTGGCCTTCCTTAGCAATGAGTTCTTTTAGTTTTCGCTTTTCGTTTGATAGCTCTTTGCGCTGTTCAAGCATGCGCTCTATTTTGTAGGTAAGAACTCGGCTCTCGGCGCGGATCATATCTATCCTGGTCTGTATTCTTTCTTTATCGTTTTCTCGCATTATTCCCTTTCTTCTGCGTTAGACAAGATTCTGTGCTGAAGCATGTCAATTTTTTTCTTAAGATTTTCTATATCTTTGTTCAGTATTTCATTCTGCTTGGTGAGCGCCTCGCATGATTGCGTCATAGCTTGGAGCCCCCTGCTGAGAACTTCTTCTGCGTTAACCTTGAATAAGGATTCATTTTTATTATCTGGCATTTGTTATATTATCTTTGCTTGTACCTTTTTCCAGTACTTCTTGGTTGTTTCTTTTTTGTATCCGTTGGGTCCACCATTGTGCACCCTGGATAAATCTTCTGCAGTTGGCTGTCTCCCCAGGCGCTCCTCGGTGCAGTAGTGCAACATATAAATTGTGAACATGTCAATTGCATGCTTTCTATTGAAGGCATCCTCATGCGAGTATCGATCCTCTTGCAGTATTCTATTTACGTCCTGCACATAAGCAGGATGCATCTGCATGCATCCATATGCTTTACCATCGTCTCCGATGGCGGAATCGTTACCTCCGCTTTCTACCATTATAATTACTAGTGCCAATTGTATTATTGTAATCATTACTTGAATCTCCCTATGTGATTTTTGAATATGAACTTTCCGTATTGGTCGCGTTCACCTTCGCGTTGTTTTGCTACATTGTATTTTATTGATATGTAGGAGCCGTGCTGTTTGTCATGCATCCTTGCGGCATTTGTATCTTCGCCGTTAGGCCATAGCAATAGAATAATGTCTGCGTCATTCTCAATATCTCCGCTATCTTTTAAATCATGCAACGTAAGCCCAGTCTCTCTCTTGGCACCTTCTCTATTTACTTGTGCCAGTAGAATGATTGGTAAGTCAAGCTCCATAGCCATAAGTTTTATCTGATGGCTGATCTCTGCTATTGCATCGTGCTTTTTCATGCGACTGTCCCACGGGACCAATTGAAGATAATCAATAACAATCCATTCAATGAAATGCTTGCGCTTGTGCATGCGAGCCTTCGACCTTAGTTCTTCGACGTTGCGCACGTAATGCTCGGTGTATATCTTTGATGCCTGCACCTTTTCCGTTGCCTCCCATACGCGCTCCTGCTTCTCGGGCGGTAGTACACCATCCCTAAAACGGTCAAGGTTGACGGCGGCGCAAGTCTGTATCATCCTCTTTGCCAGGGACTTCGACTGCATCTCGAAAGAAAAATACAAACCTGGCTTTC